AAAAAAAAACAAAAGGAGAAAAATATTATGGCAAACGAAAGAAATGCATATTTCAGTATCAAAGACACAAAGGTAACTTATAAGAATTTCTCAGGAGCAGAACAGAGATACAATCCTGCAGGAAAGAGAAACTTCCACATTTATGTTTCTGAGGAACAGGCAAACGTATTAAGAGACGCAGGGTTAAATGTTAAAGACCCTTATGTTCCAGATAGCATTGCTAATGACCCAACCAAGGATACTGAATCATATATGCCTCAGTACAAGTTAAAGATTAACGTTAATGCTAATTCTCAGTTTAACCATTTTACATTGACTAAATTCAATAGTGAAACAAATGAGATTCTAGAAAGTGAAGAGTTAAATGCAAATACGTTAGGACAGTTAGACAACTTACCTATTGTGAAAATGAATCTAACATTCAATGCGTGGGAGTATGACCCAAAAGATAACCCAGGTAAGAGAACAGCTTGGGCTAACAACTTCGAAGCGTTCGTTGATGTTTCAAAATTCATGAACACTTACGAGTTATAGGAGTCTATCTATGGAGCTTTATGAAGAACAGAAAAAAGCCATAGAGAAGATGCATAATGGTTGTGTGCTAATGGGAGGAGTTGGGAGTGGAAAAACTCTCACCTCTCTTAGCTATTATATTAAGAATCACTCAAATTTAAAACTATATGTTATCACAACAGCTAAGAAGAGAAATACTAATGAATGGTATCAAGAAGCGAAGCTGTTGAACTTACCTGTTGATGATATTGTTGTGGATTCATGGAATAACATCGAAAAATACAAAAATGTTAAAGATTCATTTTTTATCTTCGACGAAACTAAAATCTCTGGATATGGTAAATGGGCTAAGACATTTATATTTATTGCCCGCTTTAATAAATGGATTCTTCTATCAGCAACCCCGGCAGACGTCTGGATGGATTTCATGACTTTATTCATAGCTAACGGTTTCTATAGAAATAAGACGGACTTCTGTAGGCAACATGTTGAGTATGACCCATATGTTAAGTTCCCCAAGGTTAAGAAGTATCACAATGTTGATATTTTAGAAAGACACCGTAAGGAGATTGTCGTGACAATGGACGTGCTTAGAAGGACAATACGTAAACGAGTCTACATAAAAGCGGATTACGACGTTGACATGTACACTAAAGTATTCAAAGAACATTGGGACCCATATGAGAACGAACCTATAGAAAATCCATCTCAGTTAGTTTCTCTCTCAAGACGTATAGTTTCAGAATCTAAGGATAGACAACAGAAGTTTGTTGATATTCTCAAAGAGAATGATAAGACTATTGTGTTCTACAATTATAACTATGAATTAGAGATTATAGAGCATATCCTAGAAAGTCTGAATATTCCATATAAGCAATGGAATGGTCACAAACATGAGGATGTACCTATAGGTGATAAATGGTGCTATGTGGTTCATTTCTCAGCAGCTGAGGCATGGAACTGTATAACAACTAATGTAGTTATATTCTATTCTTTGAATTATTCCTTTAGAATGGTTGAACAGGCTGAAGGAAGAATAGATAGAATTAATACACCTTATACGCATTTATATTACTATTACTTGTATAGTCGTTCGTCGATAGACCAAGCAATATTGAGAGCAGTACAAAATAAGAAAAAATTTAATGAGGCATCATGGGGTAAGAAAGAATACGCATTGCCAAAACCTGTTCCCAGGAACGTCAAGAGTGAGAGGGACTATCAGGCAACTTTAATTAAGAAGCTTGGTCAGAAGTTTCCCTCCAGTGTCGTATTAAAAAATGACCCAACATACAAACAAGGTATTCCTGATTTACTTATCTTAAACAAAGACAAGTGGGGAATGCTAGAAGTTAAAAAAAGTGAAAACGCTTCACATAGACCTAACCAGGATTACTATGTGAATAAATTAGATAAAATGGGATATGCGTCGTTCATATATCCCGAAAACGAAAAGGAGGTATTGAATGACCTGGAGATTCAACTATCATAAGGACATAGAGGGGAAGCACGCATTCCTCTCTCCATCTAGGTCTACGTGGACTAGATATACACCAGACAGATTAAGGACTGTATGGTTGAATAATCAAAAGAAGCAAGAAGGAACGTTTCTTCATGATTTAGCATCAAGACTTATAAAGTCAAGGAATAAATTAGACATTGGTGCTAATAGCACATTGAGTCTATTTGTTAATGACTGTATAGATTTACAAATGCAAAGTGAGATTCCTTTGTTTTACTCTTATAACTGTTTTGGTACAGCAGATGCTATTAAGGTCGAAGGAAAGAATTTATATATCTTCGATTTGAAGACAGGAGACAAAGAAGCCGGTTTTACTCAGTTGGGTATTTATGCTGCATTGTTCTGTTTGGAATACCAAAAGGAACCAGAAGACCTAAACTTCATTTTTAGAATTTATCAGTTTGGTACTTACAAGGAAGAACACTGGTATTATGATGATATTAGAAATTTAATGGATATCATTATAAACTCAGATATGATTATAAACGCATTAAAAACCCAATAATACGTTTATATTGATATTAAGAATGTCAAAAACTCTATTAAGAATGTTAAAAACATTATTAAGAATGTTAATAACAGAAAAAGGGGCTTAACATTTTTTACAACGCCTATAATAGAGAGAAAGGGAGTTTTGAAAGTTTAAAAACTTTTTAGAGGAGTTAATAGATTTATTAACAAATCCAAAACTTCCTTATATTTTGGCACTCTGTATTTTTTTTGTCGAAAAGCATTATTAAGATTTCTAAAAATTTTAGGAGGTAAGCATGAAGAAAGAATATCTAGGTATGGAAATCGAAGTGGACGAAGATTTAATAGCTCATTATGGTGTTAAGCGTCGTTCGGGTAGATATCCATGGGGTTCAGGAAAAGACCCTAATCAGCACGAAGGTGCTTTCTCCTTTAGAAAGGAGTATAAGCGTCTAAAAGATTCTGGTTTATCAGAAAGTCAAATCGCTCAAAACATGGGGTTTAAGTCAACCACTGAATTGCGTAAACAAGTATCTATTGCAAAAGAGATAAGTTTGAATGTTGAGCGAGAAACGGTCTTAGCAATGCACGCTCGTGGAAGTACTGTTAAAGAGATTTCCGCAGCTACAGGAATCAAATCTGTTACAAAGATTAATAACATTATTAACAAAGACCCATCTGAATTAACTTCCAAAGAGAAAGCAAGCCGTAAACAAATTGCTAATGTGAAAGATAGCTTGAAAACTCTGGTAGACGAAAAAGGTTATATCGATGTTGGTAAAGGTGTTGAAGTTGGTATGGGTATTACTCAGACCAAACTCAATGCATCACTAAAGATGTTACAAGATGAAGGTTATTACGTGACTACTATTAACCAGAGAAGATTGGACGACCCAAACAAAACAACAACCATCAAAGTTTTATCTAAGAATCCTGATAAGCAGGATATCTGGAAAAACCATAGAGATGAGATTGTTGCACCAAACGTATATACCGAAGACCACGGTATGACAATACAGGGTATTAAACCTCCAAAACATCTTAGTTGGGACCGTGTCAAGATTCGCTACAAAGAAGACGGCGGTGAAGACAGAGATGGTACTATTGAATTAAGACCAGGAGCAGAAGGACTTGATTTAGGTAAGTCACATTATGCTCAGGTTCGTATCGCAGTTGGAGACAACTCCTATCTAAAAGGTATGGCGTATTACAACGACAAGATGCCTAAAGGAGTAGACGTAATATTCAACACGAACAAAGTAAAAGGAACTCCTCGTGAGAAAGTTCTTAAAGAACTAAAGAACAATCCTGAAAATCCATTCGGCGCTGTTATTAACAGACAGAAGGGTTATTTAAATATTGTTAACGAGGAAGGTGACTGGAACAAATGGTCATCAGGTATGTCGGCTCAGTTCTTATCTAAACAGCCATTAGCTTTAGTTAAAGATAGACTTAAAGCTACAAGCAAACAAGTTAAATCTGAGTTTGATGAAATCATGTCTATACCAAATCCCGTAGTTCGTAAGAAATTATTAGAAGACTTTGCAGGTTCTTGTGAGACTAGAGCTATTAAACTCAAAGCTAAAGGCTTGGCTAGAACAAGAGCCCAGGTTATCTTACCACTTACAGATATTAATCCTAATCAAATCTTTGCACCTAACTACAAGAATGGTGAACGAGTTGTATTGGTTCGTTATCCACATGCAGGTAGATTCGAAGCAGCTGAAGTTACTGTTAACAACAACATTAAGTCTGGTATTAAGCATATTGGTAAGAACGCTCTCGATGCTATTGGTATTCATCCATCTGTTGCTAGAAAGTTATCTGGTGCAGACTTCGATGGTGATACAGCTTATGTATTCCCTAACAACAACCGAAGTATCAAGACTGCTAAAGCTTTAGAAGGTCTTAGAGATTTCGACCCAGGAGTATATGCTGTTAATAGAGAAACAATGACTAAGAAGACGCGTAATCTTCAAATGGGAATTGTATCTAATCTTATAACAGACATGTCCCTTGCTAAGAATAAACCTACAGCTGATGAGTTAGCCAGAGCAGTAAGACATTCAATGGTAGTAATCGATGCACTTAAACATAAGTATGACTACAAACAGTCAGCAAAGGATAATCGTATTGCTGAATTAGTTGAGAAGTATCAGAGTCATGTAGACCCTACCACAGGAAAGAAGAGGAATGGTGCTGCCACAATCGTATCTAAATCACGTAGTCAGATTGATATCCCAGTTATTGATAAGAAGGGTAACCCTGTTATTGACAAGAAGACTGGTAAGGTTAAGACCACTAAAGACGTGAGAATGCGTGTAACTGATGATGCTATGACTCTTGTAAGAGATAAAACAAACGGTGTTGAAATTGCATATGCAAACTATGCCAACGAGATGAAAGCATATCAGAAGAAAGCGCAGGCAATCGCTGATTCTCTCCCTAAAGCTAAGTATGATAAGTCTTTAGCTGCTAAGGGAGGTAAATATGAAAAAGAAGTTAAATCCATTAATGAGAAGTATAACAACTCAGTAGCCAACAAACCTAGAGAGAGACAGGCTCAGCTACTAGCTAACAAGTACTACTACTCTCAGCGCCCTTTATATCTCGATGAGAACGGACGAATGGACCCAGAAGATGCTACGAAGTTGCGAACACAAACGACTAAAGCAGCACGCGCTGCCACAGGTTCGCAGTCAGGCAAGAACAAAATTATTTTCACTGAGAAAGAGTGGGAAGCTGTCGAGGCAGGAGCTATATCTAGCACAAGACTTAACGCCTTACTCAAAGAGTCAGACATGGAAGTAGTTCGTAAGTATGCCACACCAAGACAGAAGACTTCCCTATCAGCATCAAGAATAGCACAGATTAAGAGTATGCAAGGTAGGTACACTCAAGCTGAGATTGCAAAGGCTCTTGGTCTCACAGTCTCTCAAGTAAACAATGCACTCAATGGCGACTAAGGAAGGAGGAAGAAGAACATGACTAAAGAAGAAGTATTAGCATTTGCCATGACAGACTACGAGGATGACTGGCTCATCACTACAGTAGACAATCCATTTAACCCGCACACTCACTTCGATGAATGGAATGCATGGGACGAACGTCATGGTTATAACACTACCAACTACCTTGCTCGCATGGTTGAGCTGTTAGTTGGATATTCAGATGATGAAGGACTACTCGAGGCAGCCTATGCCTATGCCTCCCTTGAGACAGTCCTCAACGACGACGAAGGGCTCTATGCCAAGGCTTACGCAGACACTCCTGCACCACTTCTCCCTGCTGAGGGCTAGAAAAGTTTTATATTCTAGCAGGGGGGAGGGTCAGCCCTCTTCTGCCGCCCGCCCTTCAT